AACTGACGAACTTCCTGTGTGTAGTTAGCAAATAACAAATAACTATTTGCACCACTAACGTGTTTAATTTCTACACCAATACAGTTAGCACCATCACAGCGCATTGTATCTTTAATAATGCAATTACGTGGGATAGCACCTGTTCCTAACTGCTCTACAATCTTAACGTCCTGTGTGCCTAATAGTTCTGCTTGTAATACCAGCGCAACCTGGCTCCAACCTTCACCTGCTACCATTGCAGTGATTGGCTTGTTGAAACGATGACCTTCCCACCAGTCCGGATATTGTCCTGTTAAGTGCATAGCAGTTTCAAAACAGGTTGAAACAGTTTTGCCTACACGGTTAGCAGCAAGAATGCCGCGGCGTTCAGCGCCCTCTTGTGCACCTGTCCTAAAGAAACGTTGTTGATGTTCAAACGGCCTAAAATATTTGAGTTGATTAAACTCCATTTCAGCGGCAACATCGAGCGCAAGTTCTTGCAGTTGCTCTTTTAGTGGGCCCGGTATTGTTTTTAATGCATCGATAGTTAAATCGTGTTCATCTACAACCCAGCGCAAAGCCCTAGCCATCAATATTTCATTGCCTAGCATATCACGCTCCTGAGTTTAAATGATCTTGTATAATTTCGTGTAGATATTTTAAATCGTAACGATCTACGATGTATGTAACACTAGTGTCGCCGATGATATCTTCGTTAACGGTTATTGTCATCTTATAAGTGCCATCGCCTACTATTTCGATATTAATATCTAGACTACTTGTTTCATTGCTAGCAATGTGCATTATTTTTCCTCAGTAACAGGATACGCCTGGTTAATTAAACTTAGATAGTATAGTGCTTCGCTTAATTCGCATATTTCTTGCGTTGTGGCTTCCCACGTAGCAGGATTTGCAAGGTCTGCCGGCTTTTTTGTTAATACTGCTTGCAAACGTTCGGCAGTTAAGCGCATTGTATGTTCAATCTGGCCAGGAAACTTTTGCACAAAGGCCTCTCTATGGGCCTTATTTACTTTTTGTAGTATAAGAGTATCGCGAACAAGGCGCTGTTGCTGCGCCTGTTCTATCTCTTTATCTCGAGATAAATTTGTCATTCATCTGCCCACGGATTCAATGCAATATCGTCGTTGAGACTGACAAACTCGCGATCGACCCAAACATCCCAATAGTTACTATTGTTAACTTTAAAAGTTTGTAGCAATGCACGTAATTTACGGCCTTGTGGAGTTAATGAGCCATCACGACGAACAATTAACTGTTCACCGCTACGTGGATCAACCCATTTGATTACTTCAGGACGCTCACGACCATACTTGTCGATCTTAGTGCCATATGGACGCTGCTCTAGTGGACCTTGAATTTCATAGCTGATTTCGCCAGTGCGATACTTACGGAAAGCAACACTGATTTTCTTGTCTTGTGCACGTGATTCAAAATCGGTATGTGGGACTTGATTGCTGATAAAAACGTTTTGAACTTCGCTGCGAGCAGGTAGACTAGGATCACGTGCTGGTGGTTCGCCTAGCGGATCGATTGGCACTAGTTCTGTTTTATCAATGTATGGGTTTTCGTCGCCGATAAACTTAGGATCAATTTCTTGTCCGTTTAGAACGTCCATAGCAACTTGATACTTTAGTTTGTTTGCACGACCTTTTAAGTTTAGAACAACTCCGGTTTCGTCGTATACGAAACGTTCTAGTTCTTTGGCTGTTGGGAAGTCTGTCATTAAGCCTTCAATGTCATATTCTAATTCAACACTGGCTTTGATTGTCTTGCGATTTTCTGTTGGTTTTTCGATTGGTGCTGCTACAGGAACTGCTGGAGTTTCAACTGTAGTTTCGGGCATATCATCCCAAACATTCTGCTCTGCCGCAGATGGCTTTGTAGGTTTCTTCATTTCTTTTCCTTTGCTATACAATTAGGGAGCATAGTGCTCCCTAATATTACTTACCTGCGTTACCTTTACGTGGGCCGCGACCTACGTTAGTTTTATCGTGTAGGCTCTCTAATGCCGGATTAGTTACGCCACGTTGACCACGACCACGCATTTCTAGCGCACTAGTAACCATATCGGCTAGTTTTGAGCGCTCACTGTTACGTGATGCCTTCTCGCTCATAAATGCGCTATGCTTTTCTGCATTGCCTGCATTGCCTACTGTAGGGCCACGCTTTTGATTAATGTCTTTTGCCATAATTATTTCCTTTAATTAGCAACCGCAGTTACCTTTAGTTGGGCCACGACCTACGTTGATCTTAGCATCTGCGCTTGGCTTTTTAACTGCTACAGTGCTGTCACCACGGAATTGAGCACCGCCGTTAATTTTATCAACGTTGCTGATCTTAGTGTTAGGAACAGGACGAGTGTAAGGACGCTTGCCTTCTGCACCGAATTCTTCACGGCCACGCTCGATATCCATATTACCTTTAGTAGGACCACGGCCAGCATTAACAACAGCACTTAGGCCGCTGTGGTTGCCTGCAAAACGGTTCTTGCCACGATTTACGCCATCGCCAGCCATACCGTCGAAATCTAGATTAGATGATTGTTTCATTTAGTTTTTCCTTTAGTCTTAGTAGACTTTTTAGCTGCTTCACGCTTAGTTGCATAGGCGATAGCCACGGCTTGCTTTGGAGGCTTACCAGCAGCAATTTCCTTTTTAACATTCTCAGTGAATGCTTTTTTGGATGTTGACTTTTTTAGTGGCATAATATATTTAGCTTTCGTTTGTGCCAGTTAACTTGGCAAGTGCTTCTGCAAATGCTGCTTTTTTAGCCTCTATCGCATCTGCGCTGTCTGTGACTTCGATCTTGGCTAAACTGTTCATAACCTTATTTAATATCAAGTTATGATATTTGAGTAATAATTGTCCATCACCGCTTTGGCGTGCTGCTAAGAAATCTTTAACTAGTATTTCTTCGTAGTCGCTGCCTTTACTTTGTGCATATACTTGCTGTAATAGGCCTTCTACTGTTATTAGGTTCTTGCCGCCCTTAGGACGTCCTGCACCTTTACGTGCGCCACCACGGCCGCCGTTAGGTGTGTTTTGCTGTGCATTTTTCTTTGCTTTACTATCTTCCATACAAATATTTATGTTAACTGTGTTAAATATAGTGCTATAAAGGAAATCTTATGCAATATACTTGGAACTTTGCCGGTGTTAATGATACTGCCGAAATAATGAACTTAAATCTTAAAATTCAACACGAAGTAGATACATTGTTTAATTTTAATCCTAATGTGTTAGCACACAATATTGTGCTAGGATTAGTTAATCAACATTACACTGCCGGAAGCGAACTGCTAGCAGTAGCACGTGATGCCGATAATAAAATTATTGCCTTTACTTGGGCAAAAGCAAATGAATCTACTATCTTCAGTGCCGAACCAATGATTTACATTAGATTAGCACACGTTGATCCAGACTTGCCTGTTAGAACTAAAATTAAGTTACTAAAAGATCAATTAACAATCTGGGAACGTTTTGCACAGTTAACAAATACTCCTTTAATCTATAGTAGCACACTCCGTGAAGAGCAAGCTACATTCTTAAGACTGCATCAACAGTCCGGATATACAACTAGAGGATCTAGTGCTTATAAACGAGTGGATCTAAGCACTAAACCTTCTAGTCTATTCTAATTACTCTAGCGTAACATCTAACTGCCAGATGAATTTATTAAGTTTTAAAATTCTATCCTGGCAGTAATTTGCTATTTCTTTGTGTCCTTCTGTTTCAGCCACATCCATTAATTCTTCAAATGTGCTGCGTAACAAGGCTAGATCATCACGAGTGCTAGCCAACATTTCTTCACTGGTTCCTGTATTAGCATTTACGGAAATATCACTAGCATCGAGAATGTCTTGTAGTGCATCAGGCATACTCGTTTGCAACGTGCGAAGGAGTTCGCCGATTGTATCGATATGTTCTTGTAAATCTTCATATATTGAACCTAACAAAGCGTGATCGCTAGTGAAGTTTCTACCTATGATATTAACGTGACTAGCGTGTGCTTTAAAATATGCAACAAAGTTGTTGCAAAATACTTGTTCTAAACAGGTTACTGTATTCATTTCATTTCCTTATCTTGGCATTTGTGCAGGCGGTAATTGACTATCGAACTGCGCTGGATTAGCATTATACATTGCCAACTGTTCTCTAGTCCAAGGACGACCTGTTAATGGATTAATTTCCATCCCCTTCATACGTCCTACTTGTGGAACAGGATAGTCTTGTCCTATGTTGCCAGGAGTTAATGCTGCTGCAACACCTACACCGCCTTTTACAACGTTATTTAATACTTTGTTCGCTGCTAGTTGACGAATCATTGCAGTTGTTCTATCAAGCAAACCAGGTTGTGATGCTGGTTGTGCAACAGGAGCAGGCTGTGCCATCGGTGCTGCACTAGGTGCAACAGGCCCTGCGCTAGGCGCCAATGGACGTCCAGCAGCATCTAGAATTGAACTAGGAGCAACTGGGCGTGCTGCTTGACCTGCTTGCTGTGCTAGACGTTGTTCAAAACGTTGTGCAATACCTTGTTCGCTGGCCATTTTAGCATCAGCCAATGCCTGCGCTGCTTTTGCACTTTGATCCCAACGGTTATACAGTGCTTTACCACCTAGTGCGGCCGCTGCTGCACCTGCTGCCGGAACTGCATATGGTGCTAGGCCTAGGCCTGCTGTAGTTGTTGCTGTTGCTGCACTAGTTTCAATTGGTTTAATAGTTGTAGTAGGAGCAGGAGGTTCACCGACATCAGCAACTACAGTAGTTGCTGCTTTTTGTTTTTCTGCTTCTGCCTGCAGATACGCATTGATTTCATCATCTGTGTATCCTGCTTGCTTTGCGGCTTCACGATCAAATGCCATTTGTTATTCCTTATCTATTAAAACTATTTAATGGTGGGCGAGCCGCCTTCTTAGCATACTCTGTGCCATAGTTCCATGCGCTACCAGTCCATGT